TCGTGTTCAAAAATCCGCTGAGTGGTCTTCACCCGCAATATTCTTTACTATCTTCGCACCAAGTGGATCTATACCCTTTATGCCGAGTACAAATTTACGAAAGTCTTCGTATCCATAATTCGATATATCAGAGGATACTGTATCAAGAATCTTATTAAATTGCCCTATCAATGGGTTTTTGCGTCCGATATATTCGTCTTTTAGAATGAATCGTAATCTATATAAAGTATGGGCAGGTCTTATGATATTTAATAATATACGAATGTTTCTGTCTGAAAGAAAAACATCAACACCAGATAATGTAGGTAATACAACATCAATGCCAAATCCGAATTGATCTGAAATATCGTAGCCTGAATTTGGCTTCAATGCTTCCTTATAATATTCGATTACACGAATGTCCCCACTAACTAATAATCCAGCAGCCTTCTGCATTGAATCAGGTATACTGCCTTTAAAATAAATAGATAAGACAGAATTTAAGAAATCTCGGAAATCAAGATCATCGAATTTCGGATTTGGAGCTCCCGTTTTTTGTGGGAATAAAACTGAAGTCAGAACTTGATAAAGAAATTCACTACGGGTGTTAGTATAATATATGTCGGACCTGATGTCATCTAGAGCCAAGCGCAATCGCGCAAGCTCAATAGACATTGCTTTCAATTCACGAGCATAACTCGGGCCATCAACAGTGGATTGCCAATATGATGATAACAGCGCGAAGAAAATACGAAGGTTTTGGTTTGCTTCCTCGGAAAGCCTTTTTTGATATTCTTCACCATCTTCAAATGTGTTGAAATTTAAGCGAATGATAGACATTACGCACCAACAGTGAAAGATTCCAGCGCAGCGTCTATACTTGATAAATATGTAGTATGATAAACATGATTGCCATATGCCTCTTTTCCTGGACAGGAACGAATCACATCAAGTGCGTCTGCAGAATTCAGTTTATAAGATGATCGAAGTATCGCATATGCAAACGCGGGGCTCCTAGAACCACCCATCTGGCAATGAACATATAACGCGCGAGAATGGCCCTTATCAATGGAGTTGGATTTCGTAATCCAATAAGTGCAAGCGGTCGTTATTTTATCAACTGGAAATGGGTTACCATTATCAGGGACCCTTACTTGCAAGAGGTTTTCTTCAGGCAATTTTCCAGTGTCATCATGCTCAGTCTCGACGTTTATAACATCTGTTATACCAAAATCAGATTGGAGATGATTCCAATCTTCTGTAGAAAGAATGGATCCTCCGATAAGAATCGGGAACCCCGGAACCCAATATCGCTTACACTCATGTCCTTCATATAAAGTATTGGAATAAACTTCAACTATTCCAATACGGGCGTCAATGTTCGGAAGCGTTGGTTCTTCTCTAATGTTGATCATGAAGCTGCTCGATATGTGATGGTGATTACACCAGGAGTAATGTACTCAATTTGAGAAGTTTCTATGTCCTTGACCCCCTGATCGCCTTGCACGACATAAGTAGCAGCAAATGTGTGGTCGGTTGGCAAATCTCGAGGAATTATGCCCGCATTGAGCGAAACCATGACTTTGTTAGCTGTCCTACGAATTCTCTCTGCTATGACAGCTGAGGGGGTGACAAAAAGAGGAACTAAAGTGGCGTCATCAGAATAACCATTTATAACGGCTCCCTGACGCCCGATAACCCAAGCTTGATTAGGAGCTGATCCGATATCATCCAAAGACCGAGCTGGTGTCATAATTATTTCATCTTTATATACACCATGATGAACCGTCTGGCCACCTCCACCATCTGACGTGTTGAAAGGCAGAGGCTCAGTCAAGATATAAACACCATTTGCGGATTGCTCAAGCGATAATATCTCAATATATTCAGATGGGACAGAATCTCTTATTCTTAAAGCTCCATCTTGAAGTGTAAGTCTTGTAAATGGCTGGACGACAAAGTCCATGCCATTTACGTCTTCGTAGACTTTAACAACATCAGATTGGTGGATAGATCCTCCGACACCACGAGAATCTGTGAGTATAGTGAGCCCCGTCCTAATATCTGCATCAACAGATCCTTGATCCGCATTTCTCCCAAGTTGGACTGTCGATTCGTTGACCATCGGGTTTTCGACAGCTTGCTTGACAAGAACGTCAGCTGTGACGTGCTTCGCATTTTTCAAATTATTAGTGCCTTGCTCGATAGTTGTCTGCAGTTGCTGTAAGACATCATTTACAACATATGTGACACCAAAATTCTCATCTTTCTCATAATCTATTGAGATTGTGGAACCATTCGGAATGTTCGAAAAAGCCGTCCTTACGAGCTTCAAAGGACGAGTTTGAGTACCAGTTATGATAAGATAATCTGGATTGGGATCATCAGGTCCATTATATTCTATGATCCTATCTTTACTAAATACACGCAATGTGAATGTGTTAATACCAACTGAATTCAACGGCTCTTCAAATTCACCGATCATGACATGTTGCTCGTCGTTGACCGGTATAGAAACGCCAGCTGGAATGTTATCGACTTGCTCAATTTCTACATAATCTGTGGCGCGTGTGCTCTCTCCTTCGAGTAGAGGATCTTGGATTTTAAAAAGCTGGAAACCAATATCCGGTTCTAAAGCACCAGAAACTTCACCAACGACAGCAGTGACACGGCGGATCGGTTGAATAGAGGCAGTAAACCGGTTATTGTTACGGAATCTATAATCACCTTCGACAAAATCATCCAAAAGAGTAGATGGCTGAGGTATAACGGTGCTTAAACGAATAGTCCGATAATCAATGACCTCCACTCCTGTTAGATCGTAAGATTGTGTCGGTATATCAGAATGATTGCGGAGTCCAAGTCCTTGAGCTGGATTGAAGAGCATTTCATCTATTGGATTATTCACGGTTAAGCGAGAATCTCGCGCACGAAAGATCAAATTTATTGGATCAATAACATCAAAACGAACGTTCTTTGCTATATCGAATTGGAACGCAAATGTTTCTGTGATAGTCCTTTCTATGACACCCTTTACCCAGATATCAACCTTGCCTCCGATATGCTTGTTCCGGATGGGATCATAATCCCGTTGCATATCCGGATCCCCAGATTTGACAACCAATACTTGAATAAGACCGGGAGTACCTATTGCCTTAAGTTCATATCCACCTTCTGTACCGGTATCTAGGGAGGATAGAACCCGCGTGCTTTCTTCTGATAGCTCGAGATTGCTCTGAGTATCACGACCAAATTCTGTAGATGACTCATTGATTGTTTGGAATCCGTCAGCTCCAGAGACAACAGTATCCAAATCATCAGCTGCAAGCATGCCAATAGAGCCTGGCACTTCTGCCACCATTTGGACTTTGATCTCGTATCTCCGCGAATCTTGATTGTAGAAAGCTTGAGCATTAGCCGCTGTAAGTACGGCGGCTCCCTTTGTTCGGAATCTGGGGGCGAGTGAATTCTGAGATGAAGAGACAATAGCATCTTGTGCTATTGTCATATCCTTGACTGGCTTTATTGTTGTGAAAAAAGTTTGGTTTACAACAGCAGGACGCCTGCCGAGCCTGGCGACGCCGAAGTTTAAAGCAAGTGAATCAAAAGCCCCATCAACTAAACTCTGGACAGCAACATCAGAGCTCAACGATAAAGCAGCTTTGAGATTTTGTTTATAACCAGAGTTAGCAACAGAGACGCTTGTTCCAGTTAAACCCGGATCATCGATCGCAAGTAAAGCAACGAATGATTTCGCACGATGGACAAAGTCCAATAAGAAATAACCCTTTTGCATTTCATTGCCGAAGGGCTCTATATGAACTTCTCGAACTGAAGATCCGGGAATCAAACTAAGAGTTGGTTGAGTTCCTTGGATTTCTCCGATATAGGAGCTGACAATATCACGCTGTTCTCGTATACGAATACCACGAACTGTTGTGTCTAAAGGCAGAGGGGAACCAGCAACCTCTTGCGAAAATCTACTCTCCTGCATCGTGCCGGTTGCCTTATCAAACACAACTGCAGTCACAACATAAAATAGGGGGTCTTCATCCGATATAATTGAGAAAATATCAGAATTCAAGATCCCATTACCAATACCATCATTCTTGTTATGAGAAAAAGAGAAGAAATTGGAACTAGCTACACCATATAAGTTATATTCAATCCGGAATTTAGGCGTCCCGATGAGTGGGAATGTATTCAGGCTCATATCGGCTAATTTCGAACCATCAGCCGCTAAAATGGTCTTCGATGAAACAACAAGATCGGCAACTTTCGAATCTGCTTGTAAAAGAGCAATAATGGAATCACTTGGAGCGGGATTATCGAAACTAAATGAGACACTTGCCGCTTGGAATTCTTGCTGCTGAATCTCGGTAGGGGAAGAAGAAGGAATGATATCTTGATTGAGGCGAAGATAACCAGATCCAGAACCACCAACACCAGTGGATGCATATACGTTATAACCTGTTATATTATCAGAGCCAAGATCTGACCATTGCACTTTTACAGAAGTTGCATTTCTTTGCATGCGTATGCCGGTCGGAGGGGCTAATATAATACCTAAATTATCGGGGGTTACTACTTCAACAGTGACTGTAGAGGCAGAGCTGAAAGCCCCAGACAAATCAATAGCACGTAATTGGATCGTATTAATACCCTTTTCTAAGGGGAGCCCATTCGGATAAGCTGCAAGATTTGGAATAGTAAAAGTTGGCAGTGTTAATCCAATCAATGATGGATCAGATACAAATCCTGCACCGTTAATGTTTATTTGTATGTCAATGATGTTGGGGTCGACAGTCCCAGAGAATATCATCTCCGGAACGTTAGTTGTTAATCGGAGGTCAGTCGTGACTCCCGAGCCATCCGGAAAATTTATTTTAGGGGACGCGGCCATGGGTTCGACAAACCAGTACCGATAAGCCCCCTAAGGCTCGTTTATGCCCTGAAACGGAATTGGGCCTGGCCACCTTGGAGCCTGATATTCTGTACAGGGTCTCCAGCCAAAGTGAACGGATTGGGATTACCAATAATACGTTTTAGAGGTACTGGAACTCGACTGCGGCTCACTATTGTAGAAGTAACGATAGCCACAGTTGGGTCATCAGGAAGAGTCCTGACGTCTATATTTGCCAGTTGTTGAGGGAACTCCGCATCAGAGACTTGTTGTTGTGGAAAATTTGCATCCTGTTTCTGTTTTAAATTCTGATATGTCTTGAAAGCCTGGCTTATATCAAACGTGATCATAGAATTGACTGTCACAGTGCCTGTTGAGCCTTTACCGCCAATCCTATCAACGAGACCGGATCCGAGCCAGTTCCACTTCCAGTGGGAACCAATTTTAGTATATACAAATTTATCAAATTCTTGGGCAAGCAAATCGAGATCCATTATCGTCTCATACGTTCCGTTTATAACGCCATAATCAAATTCGACTTGTGTACCATGACACCTACGACAATTTTGCTGGTTTGTAACATAGCAGACTTCAATCAACGGGTCATGATTCTGCAAGCGATCGTCGAAAATGAGTAATTTATCAAATCCATCTGGTGAGGATGGATCTGGTCCAATGGACCAGCCTGGGAATAATCTTCGACCACCAACGGCCCTGCCAGGAATAATTCCAACAGATTTATAACAATTAAGGACTCGAGAAGTTGTTGGAATTGATTCGGTCTTATCCGTCCAGCGTGGATCCAGAAATTGGAAAACAGTCCCTTTAATGGCTTCTCTATTACGTACTACTACTCTTCCTCTCGAGACCAAAAATATTAATTCTGGTATTTTCCTTTGCAGATCCTGAGCAAGATCTGATGCCTTAACTGCCCCGCCAGGGACGAGTTGTATGAATTTCGGTATTCCAAAGTTGGTGCTGAGATAAATGAGGTCATTGACACCACTTTTGATCCTATATGGTTCAGGGCTTGCGAATGGAATTTCTGCGTAAGAAAAAAAACCTCCCTGGGGAATTTCTACTCTATCTAAGAAAACGCGAATTCGGCTATTTGATGGAGGCATACCAAATCGCGCAGACCGCATGTCCGTAGTATCAAGAGAAATAGATTCGAAAGCCACTTCATGACTACAAATCCTCTCGAGTGCGTAGTCATAACTCATGTAGTAGTGCCTCGTTGATCTTCAGATGTAGCAACTGCTAAAGCGTCATCAAATGTGAGATCGGCCACTCTGCCTATCTTTAACCCGTGGACGTCGTCAAGGTCGTCCACCACATTCGCCGCATTTGGAGTTGCCATCGTCGTCTCAATAGAAGCTACTTGAGAATCAAAAGATCGAGACGAGAGTTCATTAAGCAGGTCATCAATTTTCCCAATCTCAAGTTGTAATTCGTCTTGCCTGTCTAAAGCCTTACGAATTTTATACTCAAGTCTTTCTCGCTTGAATTTTATAGATTCAAGCTGCCAACCTTTAAGGCGAGTGACTGCAAGACCAAGGTCACGGTCAAATCGCTGACCACCGCGCTCCCGCCGGCCATTAGAATAAATATCGGAGAAACCACCAGTAGAAGTCCCGTCCTGGGCTATTCCGATATTGGTACCTTTTGTTTTGAATACAGGTTGATCACGAGTCCTGAGGAGCAAGTCTCGCTCTGGTACTCCACCTAAAATTTTGTAAGCCGCTAACAGCTTCCCTGCATATCCATTAGCAGTGAAACTGACAGCGACATCTCCATCATATTGTGTAGTGAAAATACCGTTGCGAGTAAGTTCAGCTTGGAGCCATCGCTTCCGCAAGCGAAGTTCCATCTTCTGGATCTTCGCAAATGCAAGGAACGACTCCCATTGACCTGTACTGTATATACCAAAGAAATTAAACGCCATCAGTAATCCATTTGTCCATTTCCGATGGACATAAACACTCCCATCGAGATGACCTTTACATCAATAGAATAAATAAGATCCATCATGGGATAGTTAGAATAAATTTTATTGCGTCAAGAGCTGCTATGAAACCCTGACCTGGGCCACCAAATGTCATGACCATTCCTGAGTGGAGACCGAACGGGGAATTCCCAGGTTTATTAGTGGAATCGATGAGATCTTGTGCTAGCGATTCAGCACTTCCATTTGTTCGGCCCGTGGCTAGAACAGACACAGATACTGCAACATCTAGTAAATCAAGTATAGCCAAGATAGATTCAAGCATTTGACGTAATGCTTGAATCTTATCAAGAAGAGTCTGGATTATGTCAGTAATTTCCTTCAATGCACTTTCGACAGCCTTAAGTAAGGAAAGCAGGAATTGCTCGAAATCAAACATGAACGGCGTGAGTGCAGGGAAAAGATCACCTACTGTGACGGAATACCAGGCAAGATGTGAGATCTGTGATGAAACAAGAGAAACACCCGTTCTTATAAAGTCAGCTAAATCCTGCCGCTCTTGAACTGATACTGATGTCGAAAAGTTCCCAATAGGCAGAGGACCGGACATCGGGATGCCTTCAGCATATCCCTCCTCTAAAGATAAATAAGCATCAATTTTATGGTTTGCTGCTGGAGTAATACCTCCGACTATGCCAAGGACTTTCCATGTCTGAGTGAGTCCGAGAACATTATCAACCGTAGCTTTGACTCCACCATTCCACTGACCTGACATAAGATCAGTAAGTGAAGGACTAGAATATAACCTGGTAGCTACTGAGTTAGTAAGGCGACGACATGACGCATTGAATATAATATTGTTCTTAAGATCCCCGGAATCAGAAAATGATTGCTTGATTGGTCCAAGTTGTCCACCTAATATCCCAAGAGTACCCCACCCAGTTTTTTGCTCCTGACGAAATGAACCATCTCCATTATTTGCTGCCGGCAAGTCCATATTAAGAAGTATGGCAACACGAATAGCATTAAACAAATCATTATAAACATCAAAGGCAACTACAGAAGTCTTTGCTCGAGGGACGAATCCTCGTACTATCCGACTGGACTTGCCTAAAGTAAGTTTCGGCGAAAGGCGGAGGACTTGTTGATTACCGGACTGTTTTACTAATTTAGATACGATAACATCGCCGGGGGTCGCAAGAGATAGATAATTTGTTGCATCACCGAAAAAAGCTCGGACTCTATAATAATAAGTCCTCCCAGGCAGTAAGCTCTTATCATCATCTAAATAACGATAAGTTCCGGTGGCCAAACCAGCGACTAGATCAGTAGTCTGAGAAAGAGCAGAATTGGGACTGCCTCTAGGATTTCCGGAAACGGCTTTCCCGTCGCCCCCGAACTGAATGGGTATCTTAGTGTTAAAGTTCCTGTAAACAGTGCCGTCTTCTTCCCTGACCGCTATTTTGGAATTAACGCCAGGAAAATTATATTTTGTAATTAATGTATCTACATTCTTCCCAAGATTTGGTGAGTTGGTCTCAATAAGAACAGCCTCTCCTTGAGGGTTAAGCTGGCTTGCTCCTTCATCTTGAGGAAACGGGCCGTGTCGTTCAACGATGAAATTAGGAGCGCGGAATTGATTGTAGAAGGAAACTAACTGACCAGCAAACCCTTGCATCCCCATTGCAACGGGAGCTTGTGGCATGCGCCATTCGAGTTGCACCGCTTGATTCAAATCAGAGTCAAATAATCGACGGAATTGGGAAATCGGTTCCCCGCTTCTTGCGACTGGAACGGCTCTAATTTCAAGCGGAGCGGGTAGACCACTGAGTACTATAGGATGCTTGATTAGTGATAAGAGTGCAAACAATTGACCCAACAAATTGCCTGGAGAATCGGCACCAATATATATAACAAGCATTGCCACAGTAGAACCGGGAGGATACTGTGGACGGAACAAATCCGAAGTGTCGAAGAATTTTGATACTACTTTTGCTTCGAATCCAGGATAAGCTCCGGATACAGAGTATAAAACACCGCCAAAATCAGGTCGACTAAAATCAGGATGCACCAAAAGAAGGGCGAATCCTGTAGATCTAATTTGATTTATAAGTGCTCGCAGCGCAGCAAGAAGAGTGGCCACTATGGCCCGAAACGGATTCAATAAATCAAGCATGAATGGCTTGATTAAATCCAACAGAGCTTCAAGTAGAGCTTCCACCCCCTCGAGGACTGACAAAGCCGCCTGGACCGGCGGCTTTAGCGGATCGAATATATCAAACTTAAAGTTTATGACATCCCAATCGGCCACGGCTTCACCTTCCGGTCATACGTTTCCGAATGGCAACAAGGCGTTTAACTTCTTCCTCAGCTTGGCTGATGGCTTGGCGAGTCCCGGCTTCAAGCAACTTTAGATTATCACGAATTTTGTTAAAAGAAAGCTCTTGATTGTGTTTCCAGGCCGGAGGAGGGTCGCCTACAGACTTTCTGTCGCGAGAAGCTTCTGTTGGTCCTCCAACAGCTTCGTGATGTCGTCCTGTCTCTTGGACGCTGCTTGCATTTGTTGCGTCAGCGTCCCCGTCTTTCTGTTGGCTCTCTGGTCTATCCATAAGTACCGAGCATCATAAAGTTTTTCATCTACAAGCATGGTAGATATCTGATCTAGAAAAGATGAGATATCTGCAGCCCTAGCTAAAAGAGTTAAATCACGTCCTACAATACCGGCAGTAGTAACAGATCCCTGCCATGTTTGAGTTGCTGCAAAAAAAGCAAGTGTTTTTCTTAAAAATGAAGAGGCGAATCCGAAATTAGTGCCTCTCAGTAATGTCAATGGTTTAATTATTGAGTATGTTGTGCTCCCAATTGAAACGAAAGGAGCATACGGATCTACCACTTCGATTGTCAATATGGTGGATGTAACGTCAATAATCTCATATAAACCAATATTAGGACCAGATTCAACAAAAATAAGCCATCCTGGTTGCACACCAAGAAGCGTGAAATTAGCTCCTGTATCAGTTAGAGTATTGGATGTAGTTATACCAATCCCAGAAAATTCGGTAGTCCCGTAATTTTGTATAGCAGCAAGAATACTTCTTATCTCAGAGTTGACCGTCCCGATAAGAGCAGGCGATGCAGGTGGAGTGGCTATATTGGCGTTTAAAACACCGATCTCTTCAGTTAGAACATCAAAAATATATGGTCTCCTTGTCAAATTGACGATATCACTACCGGCAAGGTCAATGCTTGGCCATGGCGAAGAGACCGTGAAACTCGTCGCACTAGAGATGGCTAGGACGAATCTGGTCTGGCCAGCATTAGGCCCATTAAGGAATCCGACCATATCATTAACTGTCACCGGTAAGTTAGTATTAGCTACATGAATAAAATCAACCGATACTCGAGCTGTCTTAACATATGAATATGCAAGCTGTTCACGAGTAGCAAGTGTCCCCTCGTTTAAATACCTCAAGATTGGCAGCGAAAGACGGCCATCATCATTTTGTTCTAAGCCGTCTAGTACAGGAATCCTCTTCGATTTAAGGTCGGTGTTTGTGAATGTGAGAGGTGCATCAACTATTTCATTACCAACGACAGGATTTTGAAGAGGTGGTGAACTAACAACGGTCGCATTGAGTATTTCACCAGTGTCAGAATTAATGCTAAGATCCCGACCGGGAACATAAAAATGATTGAGATTATTTGAATTACTGGAAGTATTCTGGAGGATACTTCCAACATCGATCAAAACAGGGAAACTCAGCGTAATAACAGCTGGCTCTGTGGTCGTTGCGCTGACAACTGTTCCAGATCCTACTAGGCTTCCATCAAGTGAGTATAAACCGATATCTTGATTCGCAACAAACCTAGGAATTAAATTATCTGGATCACCATTTTTGGCGATGGTCACAGTAGTCCCGAAAGATGAAGTAAGTATCGACCTAGCAGGGGCCGAAGTCATCGTCTTTACAGATTTGACGTTTTCAATTCCTAACGTCCCAATAACTTGCCCAAAATCCGCCGCCGAGACAGCGTCATTTAGCCCAGCAGATACTGTTAAGGCAACTGGGAATATTCGAGAAAGAATATTCGGAGTGGCCATGGTTCCATAAATAGGAATCTTGCTAAACGTGAAGAACCCAGTCAGCGCAAACTTGTCATATAGTTTTATGCGGTCATCGATATCATTTGTGATTGACGAGTATAAAGCCCTAGGAGGATTATTCTTTAGACCATCAAAGCGGAACCTACCGGAATTCCCACCCGCTACTCTCCCGTCAAGGTTAGCGAGTATGTCCTCATATGTATTTATCAAATCATTATAGAATTTAAGCAGTCGTATTACCACTTCGTCGACATTGCCAAGATTTTGTTCGTTGAAATAAGGACTTGCACGACCAAAGTCCTTATTCGCCATAGAAGTAACATTGGCCGTATTTGGTCCGGAAGAACCGCCTGATTGAGCACTTTGTTTCAGTAAAGCTGTTACTTCAGGTAAATACGTTTCAACAGTCTCCACACGATAGAAAAAAGAGTCGGGAGCATATAGGTTATAAGTAGATGATAATCGTTGCCCAAGAAGCCCATTCAGAGAATCTGGAGCTATAGCGTACGCATAATTGATGTCGAATTTAGTACCTGCTGATTGGAATTCGAGAGATACATAAAGTGAATACAATATCGAACCGAACCCGATCGGTTTGGTTAAAGTAATAATTCCACCATTAGCAACTTGATAATCAACACCTTGTATGAGAACCTTGTTCTGATTCCCCATCTCAATGAGTGTAAAAGCAAAATTGAGATCTGCAGGAAGTGAAGTCTGGAAAGAAATACCTGTGTTATATACCGGCCTTATAGAACGAATTATGATGGGTATAACGTAGTTCCTGCGAGCAGTTGAAGAAATGGTAATGGTGGTCCTATTGTTCGCTTGATCATAAGATGAATTTATGACATAGTATGGATCGCCATCAATTTTAATTACTGTCCCAATAGAATAATCTGGTATCTTCCCAGCAAAAGAAAAGGCATTCGTGCCACTGATGAATATATCAGCTTGAGCAGTTTCTATGACCATATAAGGGCCATTAATTGGCGCACACGATTGAATAATAGAGCCATTTGAATCTGCGACCGCTGGGACATCGAAATTAACTATAGTTATATCTGATGAAGAATCATAATTGACTGATTGAACAGTTAAGAGGTCCACACCTCCAACAAGTAAACCAGAACCAGCGGCGATATAAGCGCGTTGATCCCCGTTGAAAGTAGTAAACGTGCTGCCCGATGTTATCTGTGATGTATCAATATCAATCTTATCAGCCAATAAATTGAAGCTAGATTCTCCACCAGTCGCTTCCTCAACCCAATAATCAACAACGAGACTATCGCCATTTACTATTGGATTAGAGAGCCTTATAACCCCTGGAGCTTCAAATTCAAAACTTGCTGCATCAAGAGGCACACCATTTAAATAAGCAACAATTGGCCTTGCTGTGTTTACAGTCTTGCCATTCGGGTTGAACTGAGCAACGGTTGAGCCTATAACGACAGAAGCATTTTCTTGCCTTATTTTAAATAAGGCAAATTCTATTTTATTGATAGGGAAATAAGTAGCGCCATTATCTTCTGTCTCAAGAGATACATATGTAATTTGGAAAGCTTGGCCTGGTAGGGCCGGAGTCGATAAATTAACTTGGCCGGTATTAGCAAAAACATTGAATGTCCCGACAGCCAAAGAAGTGAACGGCCCAGAAGAACTTGAGCCAACAGCAACAGTAAATTTCTTCAGAGGTGGAAGGATATCTCTCCAAAATCTATCTGCTATTATCTCAGCGGATGTTCTTACATCTACTATTGTTGACTGCGCATTAGGAAATGGACTGGCAACTGCGACTCGAGTCGCAGATATGTAGTTATCAATGAAATAGAGACCTTGATTAGGGCCAGTCTGAATAAAAATATATTTCCCACCATCTGTAGGTAGGAAAGCGTTTACAGTTGACGTAAATATATTCCCAGAAGTAACACCGGGAATGCCAAGCCTGTTATTAGGGTCATCTTCCCCAATTGGCTTCAGGAAATTTAAGACACCAGTATTCGCATCGAAATCAAAATCAACACCGGGTATCAATGATATCCCATTTTTAGAGACTTCAAGCCCCGATTCACTTATAGCAGCATCAGCTAATTTCACACTTGGAGTAGCACTTTGCAATACTATTTGTGATTTCTTGCGATTGCATATATGTAGTTGATGCACATCTAATTGTAAAAGATATCCGATTCCAAGAGCGTTGGGATTCCGACCATTAGCCAGAATCCCAGTAAAAGTTCCATTAGAAGACGGCCCCTGATCTATCACATATGTTAAAGTTGAATCAACAACGGGGGTTGTTGGAAGCATAACAAAAGGAAATTGTTGGAGGCCGTCAACAAGTATCTGGTCGTTAACTAGATAGTCTATCGTAAAATCCGGCGCTTGTGCTTGGCCGGAAGAATTGACGCCACTGCGATAAAATTGGATCGATGCACCGTCTTCTATCGATGCTATGGAACCAACACAAGCAATAGTCCATGTAGCAAAAAAGGAAGTATCTGACGATGAGAAATAAACTTTGCCGTCATCAGTAGCAAGATATATAGTACCAGCTGCTGGCCTTTTTGACGGAAGAGCAGAGCTTTGGACTAATGTAATATTAAAATAAATCCTTGGTTTCCCAGCTCGCTCAGCAAAAAATATGAATTGCTGATAGTCGGTAATGCCGATCGCCGACGCAAATGTGAATGCAGGAGCTGGAAATGCAGCTGGAATGGCTCCGAAGGTTGTCCTAGTTAGTTGGACCTGGCCTTGGGCGACACCACAATAATAAGCATTCAGGCCCGCATTAAAGTTAACGTCAGTATGGGAGAACCGAACTCGTCCGGTATTTCTAGACCAAGTGAATGTACCTGGTGCTGGAGAACCAAGAGAAGGTTCATCCACAACCTCTATGGGTATCAGATAAGGACCATAATCCAGTCTAACTAGCGGCTTCTGACCAGAAGCCGGCTTAGGATTCATAAATAGGAAATAATCGACAAGCGATGATTCCGGCAAAGAACCAAAAGAACCGTTGACTTTGGTTCTATCAAAGAAACTCTGGCGCTGGGATATGACATTCTGGCCACCATATAAGCTAATATCACCCGAGCTAAAATTCAGCTTTCCATCAGATTTTGCAAGTTGCACAGTCCCTAATGGAATAGTCGATGGATTTGAAAAATCACCATCTGTACCAACTAGTTGGACATTGAATGTTACGGATCTAACCGGGGATCCAACATATAAAGCAAAGGGGGCGTCAACAATAGAAGGATCCGGAATGGGGGCAACAAGCCGGTTTATATTGCTGAGAGAACCAAGAATATCTGGAGGACCTCCAGGAGAGGGTAGCCAGCGCTTGCCATAACTATCATAAGAAAACCTCTGGACGGTAGACTCGTTTTTAGTCCAAGAGAATCTTAGATCGGGATCAGCAATTTCAGCTGATTGCTTTCCCACGATCGTAGAATCTGCAACAAGAACATACTCTGCTCGGCTATTTACTGCGTTAAATTGGGAAATATTTATAATGATGGTTCTTGGCGGAAAAGTGAAAGGATTGTTACCCTCGCTTACTCTAATTCCTTCAAGCAACGCACCACTTAAGTCTAATGCCATGAATGATTCCTAATTGATTTTGCCGAGACCAAATCCAGTGGATGGAAATAACCCGGCACCTCCAACAATAACAACTTGGCCTATTGCACTAGGAATAGCTTGATCTATTCCTAGTGCAATAGCAGTGGCTAGGGGGACAGATGATATTCCAGCAATTCCCGAAGCCGTAAAACCCGCTATCATCATAGGTACACTTAAACCCGAATTTGGGATGAAAGAAGCTATACCAGTACCGGCACCGACTCCAGTGTTCACAGTTGTGATAAGTCCTATAGCGAAAGCCTGGGATATGGCATTGGCCAAAGCAAGGATGATTTGACTCCTACTAACACCATTTATACCATTAGCAGTAAAAGTAGACTGAAATGTACCAATAAGAACTGGGGATGGCAATATGATACCTGGGCCAAGACCAGTTCCACCTCCAACAAGACCAGCATCAATTGTATTTACAATTATACCAGTCACAGCGTATTGACAAAAACCAATGCTAACCCCTAATGAAAGCATTGGAGCACTGATGCCAAGTATACTACTTCCTGCAAGATTAGCCTGCACAAGAGCGGTGACAGTTGGAGGAACAATAGGCATCAAGGACCAATAGGAACGGTTGGAATCCCTAGAATTGGTAATCCAGTAATATAATCCCTATGAGGAGCAGGAGGGCCTGGAACTCCTGCCACTACAAAGCCAACGACTGATAAACCGATCTTAGTGATTGGACCAGCGATCTGAGCAGTTGTACCACCAAGCACAGTAGTTGCAATACCACCAGTAATCGCTACGTTCCCTCCAGCGGCAGAAAGTGCCAAATTACCAGCCCCAACAGTCGCTGCCATGTTACCAACCCCAACATTTAAAAGCATATTGCCGGTTGTTACTGTTGAAGTTAAATTTCCAGCAACTACAGTGTCAGTAATACCAGTGCCGGCAGCAACGGTTCTCGTGATACCGCCTGCCAAAACAGTGGTTGCATCAATACCTGCCAACATTGTCTTTGTATCGGATAAAGCAAATGTTGTTTGACGTAATTGGGCATAAGATTCAGTAGTCTTCCCAAGAATAGTTCTGTTAACATCCCCTGCGCTTTTCTCTTTGAGACCACCAAAACCAGCATTATGAGTAATTGAGAAAGCCTCAACGGATTCGCTACCACCAACACTGCGTACAGCATTACCACCAATAGCATCTAGTGTAGATCCAGTTATAGACCTGAAATCGGATCCACCGATAATACTCTCCCGACCTTGCTCACCAGCATATGTAGTCCTAATTTTCCCACGGAGAACTAAGTCTACGGATACATTCTGTGGATTATTCGGATCAGAAGAATCTTGGAAAGCACCTATATCGAGCTTGATACCGCCCTGACTACGAAAATCTAAACTTGTTCTCGTGTTTTCATCAATACCAAATACGGCTTTAACGAGTCCTGCTATATTGATATCAGCTGATTTACCCTTCTCTTGGGTAGTCCCTGTTTGTGATTTCGGAATATGAAGAAAAAGCCTACCCTCTTTTGATATTCCATAAGCAAATTGATTGCTATTGGTTGGACTCTGTATCCTAAATAACCTCGCGAGAGCCTTCGTATCGGCTTCAACTTGACTAGTGAGAGTATCGACCGATTCTAAAACAGGACCGGCTGACGGAGATCCTTGATCAGGATCGTCGAATAAGCGCATTGAGAGAATCCGCTTATATAGGGATCGTCCCGATTCTGTATACGGGTCATTACCAACAACAGTGCCTCGGACATCTTCAATAAATACTGGTGGGATAGGATCGATCTGAGCACCATCACCATCCTCAGTCACCGCCATTGTCCCGTCAGAAACGTGGCGAAGCTCAACGCGATCTTCTACATAACACTGATCTGTTTCATCGAATCCGTTCTCGTGTTCTCCGAGAACAACATAACTCTGTCGCTGTCCATCAGCAGTGACAACAAATGGATAAAATAAATCATTAGGATCAGAATCAATCTGATCTGTAAGAGTGCCATCAGGATTAATGAGTCCAAATTCTAAAAGCTTATCGAATGCTGCAGTACCGAATCGAACTTTTTGGAGAATCGATCGGAAGTCATTTCCATCAGAATCTTGACTGGTTGCAAAAACGCCATTGGTTAATTGGTCAAATTCATCAGCCGAAGGAATGAAGCCGGAAATTGCAAGATCTGGTAATAAATTGAATGTTTGACGGCGGATTAAGCCGCGGCGATAATATCCAGCAGCATTAGCAGTAAATTCATTGAGAACCTGCAAGACGGCTGTTTGATCAGAATCGCGAAGCCAATATTCGTTACCAGCCCGATTCATAAGTTGGGCGCCGCGGTCCAAGAGTAAATCAGCACCTGAAGATGAAGAAGAGATATGATCACCTTCATATGCTTTCCTCATCTTGAGACGGATGACATCAATATTTATTCTAGGGTCATCCTCAAGTTCTGGAGCTTGGGCTAGGGCTTCAGCTGCATCGGCCGGATCGATAGTAGAAAATGGATCAAATTCACGAGCCGGGTAGGTACCTACGGTAACAAATTCTATGATGTGAGGTACATAGGCACGATTATCATATTTTCGCCAGCCAAGAATAACTTTTGCGCCACGTTCTGGAATATTTCCAGACCAAGATCTCGGACCCCCACCACCAGGAGCAGGCAACGGGACATCGAACCTCTCTCCAGTCCCTGTCTCCAATTGTATGGAGCAAACCATAGTTTCTACGTCGACGTGTAGAATCCTGCCAACCCATAACAAGGAGCGAGACGCCTCGCTATCCAATGACATGCGACGGGCGCCGCCAATGAACCGAGGGTCCGGCGTCTGAACGACGGGATTCCAAGCCATGGGATTTTTTGGATCTCGGACCATTTAATAGACAATACTCAAAAATCAGCTTAAATGGTACTGTCCGAAATGCCTATAATTCAAGCCGTCATGATCAGCGGCCAATTCATTGAAAAAGCAAAATGGCAAGTAAAATCATTAGCAGATCTAAAAATAGGGCATACTATTCAAGTCAATTTGCCGGTAACTGATCAATATATTATCGAGTATATGATGAAGGAAAGCAATCCAAAAAGGGATTGCCATCTTGAAAAAGATGGTAAGTCGCATTCAATAACTTTATCCTTCCAGATATTGAATTTTAGGTATATGCTTGATGGAGAGAATTCTGATTTACAAAGTATGGCCTTAATCCAACCAGCGAATAGGACAGTGGAAGCTATAACAACATATTTACTCAGCGAAAACCAATGTGATCCTCGCTTCATACATTTATTACGGCATAAGTCATAGGCAACAACTTAGATCCTGGTTTGGCTATCACCTGGACCAACAGAAGTACCGGCATCACCCCTATTACCGGATCCGAAATTCGGGTATCCGCTTGGGTTCGCGACCGCAGGGAGTTTTAATACTGGTGCTGGCGGTTGGAATGATTGTCTTGCAGGTCCAGAGCTAGAAGTAGTTATACTGAATATGGGTTGTTGATTACCAGATGAGGAACTGGCAGCAAGTTGACTCTTCATTTTCGCATTAGCCTCTGCAGACTCACGTTGGAAATCCTTCAAAGCTTGATTGGTCCGACCAAAATCAAAATTTGCACCTTGAGAAAGAGCTTTCAAAGCGTTGGGATCACCTTGAGAAGCACGATTAAACAAAGCATCGTCCGGGGGACTTAGTATATTATTATCATCAGGCCTCTCATCACTACGAACGACATCTTGCCCACCTGATATCGCATATTTCTCGCGCCACATATTTTCTTGATAATCGCGATCAAAGCGTTGAGTAAGATACTTCCGCAGGACTTCGAAAAAACCTCCTGGACCATCAAGTACAATATTTCCCTGACCAAGAGTTATACTTGTTGCGGGGGTTGGGTCAGTTTGCAGATCTGCTGTGACTGATGGATCTTGGAATCCTCTCAGAGCAACTTCAACAACAGAATCTGGAGAACCAAATCTGGCTTCAGGGGGAGTAATGGGGATATTCGGTACGGATTGACCTTGGGAAGCCGATACGCTATCAACACCAGTAGATTGATCTAAACCATCATTTGTGATAGTAGTGGCAGAAGCTGGCTTTAAAATTTCTGCAATAAATTCTTGAGGAAGGACAGATAACCATTCTGATCTGCCAAGTTGGCAAGCGCATTTCTCGAATCCGACATCGTCAAGGCCATTTGTTGAACTTGGCTTAAGATCGGCTAGAGTCTGAGCTCTGCGTGTTGCGTCAGCTTCTGCGAAAATAGCTCGCCCATTTCTGGTAACAGCATTATCAATTGAGCTGTCATAAGTCTGCTGGCTAGTTGGATTGACATCTTGAAGCTGAGAATCGGAATTATAATTTGCGCCTTTAAAAGTAGCTCCTGTTAGGTAATCATCAGGTTGCAGCTTCTCGAATTCATCAGCAAAATTCGTAGAACCTGTACCTAAGTTAACTAAAGTAGGATTGTCAGTGAGTAAACCACCTTGAGCAGCGAACTGAATACCCAGTTTATTAACCACATTTGGATTATCACTAGTGGAATTTGGATCTGGTAGTTGAACTTGCCCACGATCAATAAAAACACCACGTCCATATCGATAATGACCGACTACTTCGAAACCGAATTCATCAGAAACAGGCCTCACCATAACATTTATGGCAGTCAATGTCTTAAATGAACTACTCTGAGCTCTAGCAGATTTTATATTAGAATCAAGATCATTTAACGCTTGGCTAGTCTTAGCAACTTCTGTTTGGGCTTGGGTCACCAATTCCTGCTTCGAGAGATCATCTGCATCGTATTGATTAGACTTTGGCGGATTCCCGTTATATTTTGCTCTGAGATATGAACCAAAATCTTTTTTGGCAGTCGAGAGAGCCTTCGTGGCAGCAAGAGATGCTTTTACGGCATCTGGACGTTGTGCTGTAAGCGAATTTACTTGAGCGGCAGCATCCTTCTGCCTGGTCTCTTTCGTTTCTGCTCCTGTCTCTGCTCCTGATTCAGCCTTCCAAGTTATTTTATCAGCAGGAATAACGGAAAATTCTTTAAACACACCGTCAACATCCCAGGCATAATCATAAGCACCAGCATTAGTCATGCCTGCTTCGTATCTATGCAAACGAAGGCGATCTATAGTTTCTGCTCGCTTGTCATTTTGTAACGAAGTCAGAATATCTCGCACAACTTGGTTATATGCTTGATAAGGGCCTACAGCACTCTGCTTATCTTGCTTGGTTGGCTTATGGCTCTTAGTGCTACCTTGTTGTTGCATAACACGGGCAAGGACTTCTTGATTTAATGCAGTCCTGTATACCATAACTGCATTCGGGAATCCTAGTTGTTTGCCAGTTTTCGGATCTCTTAAAATGGCTGGGCCACCAGAATCCGCTTGTTGGCTTAAATCAGTAAGGCCTGATGTTTGACCAACATCAGACGGAAAAGATATCTCATAGGCATTCTCATTTTGAGTAAAATTCTTGCCTTTACTATCTTTATATGTGGTCGTTTTAGATTGAGAAAATTCGATACGACCTATATTTTTCGGTGCTATAAATTTGGATCGCTTGGCAGTCAAAGTAAGAATGCTGGTTGCTTGGCCTCCTGGAGCAAAGTTGTGAGATATCCCCGCCACATAATAAAACGAGTCAAATCTGGGAATCCACACTGGAAACCCCATGCGCAGTTCTGGACGCATCGGGATAGTGACTGTCCCGCTCTGCCTTTTAGCATTAACTCGATCAATGAAATCTAAGAGGTGATAGAAGAGCTTTCGCGCGTTCCCGGCCCATTCGACTTGCATCGGAAGATGGCGCCAGCCATATCGCTTCAATAGATGCCAGTCTACTACACCAGTTCTTGGAGTCGTAATTTCATCGTTTAGACCCCAATCAGTTGGCCCGCCAAAGGCATTGCCACTTGATGTAACATGGGTTACAACTTCCTGCTCAGAATCAGTAAGAGAATCATCTAGTATCTCAAAGTCATATATCCAAGAAACAGGCTTATTTGGTATGACATTTAGATTATAGAAGGGTGGTTTAAAGACAATATCACCAGTAGTATCACAATAAAATTCATAACTAATTTGATCACGAGCAGTGAATGCAATAGATAATTTAGTTTGTATTTCACTTTGGAAAAAATCGACATCACCCGCTCGAGGCACGTCGATCTTGAATGCCGCAACTTCGTGGGGCTGAATCTTGAATAATGAAGTTTCAGGATTAAGATTAAGATTAGCTGCTTCCTGAGCAAAAATCTGCTCAGAGATCTTTAGAGGAGAAACATCACCGGAATCTCCGGTGAAAGTATATGCCTGTCCACTGGTTCCATATAATACAAGATTATTCCAGATATTGCCAAATTTCAACTGCCAATATGTCATAATATCTTTGGCGTATTGACCAATGACACCTTGTTCTGGACCTTGCTCAGGGCGAAATGAAGTAAAAGACCCGGTAGTAAGAGAGAAATCACCCATAGCATCTTTCGCAAGAGCTATGATGACAGTATATGGATTTAATCCAGCAAATTTATTTTGGAAGAGCTGATATCCAGCTTGTGATTTGGAAGCATCAAGGAAAGCAGGATTCTTATTAACGTTGGTTAGTTCCCACCAGCGTAAGATATCACGGCAACTCAAAGTTATAGTTGTGACACCATTGGACCAGCTTCGGTTTATTGATGATATGAGACCCCAGAACATTCTATAATATTGAGGAAAACCGCCGATCGTATAATATCCTTTCCCGAATATTTCAACTTCCATCATTTCAATGACTACGAATTTTCCTTCGACGTAAAAGTCATTGACATCATTATCAGGGATGGAAAGTGTGATTATTGCAGAACCGGGAGCAGAATCAACGGAAGCTTCCGTTGATACTCCTGTCACATATCGATTCAAATC